CCTTGTCATTATAACTATTTCCAAGGTTTTCCCACTTTATAACATTTTCTCCAAGTTTGTCAAGGATTGCATTTTCTAAGGATTGTGGGTCATCTAGGGACATAACATCAAATTTTGCATGATGATCGTACGCCCAAATATTTACTATAAATTTTTTCATATTATTTGTATATCTCCTATAAATACGTTCAAAGTCAATCTTTCTCTATCTTTAAAAGGCAATAATGACGTGTAACCATGAAGTTTATTTCCATCATAAGCTACCATAGAATTAAAAGTATTTCCAACAATTATTTGTTTTTCATTATTATTTTCAAATATTGTAGTCCCACCTTCTATATTTCCTTCACTTAAATATATGACAGCAGCTAATATAGCACTATTATCACGATGATAATGAAATTTATGTTTATCTCCATATTTTAATTTAGAAAAACAAACTTTGGTATTTGTAAATTTAAAATTTCTAAAAAAATATAATTTTAAAATATCTACAACTACATCATTAAATAACTTAAAATTATCTTCATGAATAGAATCTGTTCTTAATCCAAACCATCCTTCTTCTTCAAGAGGCTTATTGTATTTTAATGTTTTTGAATAATCTATAATTTCATTAACATTTTTAAAAAAATTATCTTTTACAATAGTTGGATACATATTTTATATTCTTTCTTCTTTTATAATTGTGGCGGAACAATGTCCCGCCACAAAAATTTTATTGATTACGCACCTTCAACGCCGAAGATACCTCTAGGGTCTGATACGCCGAAGCTGTATCTTTCTCTAGCTTTGTATCTTACGTTACCAGTATCGAAATCACCTTCCATTGCAGTTGTCAATGGAGCTCTTGTGAACATTTTCATGCCATTAGGCACGTCTGTTAAGATATAAAATGCATCAGTGTCAGTTAAATAATTATTGACTCTGTATCCTTGCGGAATCATACCCATAGATACGATTGCATTGATATCGTTATCAGCTGTTCCAGTTCTACCTTGAGATTTCATCAATCTCTCAGCTGTAAACTGAAGCTCAGAAGGAATGATCATTTTCAATCCTCTTGCTGCAACTTTAAGACCTCTTTCGTCAGTCATTTTACCAATGTCAATCATTGATTGTTCTAACGAAGTTTCGTTAAGATCCGCCTGCGTGCTCAATGTATTTTTGAATGTTCCATTGATCGTAGGGTGAGAAGCGTTAAACAAGCTAACACCATCGCCTGAATCAAAACCATCCGTTGAAGGAAGACCTTGAATTAAAGGCTCTACTGCTTTTACTTGTTTCGCATTGCTCATAGATCTTGCTAAAGCTTTTGTGTATCTAGAAGCTAATCTATCGTAGAGGTTATCTTCGATAGCTTCTTCTGTGATAGCAAACGCTAAAGCTACGGTCTCGTGAGTGTAACGAGCTGTGAAAGTTTCTTGTGCATCATCAAAAGATACTCCTGCACCTTCAGCTTTCACTTGTGCGTTTCCGAATCCTGATAACATTACTTCTTCTTCAAAAGCTCTGTCAGAAGACTCGTTAGTATAAATCTCAGCATGCTGATTTTCATACCTTTTGTACTCCAGGCCAAATAGTGCATTTAAACCTGGCTCTAGTTCTTTAACTAGTTGTGATCGTGATATTGCCATTTTTATATTCTCCTATTAGCCGTATAGTCTCGCCGCTGCTGCCATTACAACTTTTACATTACAACCAGCTGCAGTAATATCCTCATTTTCAGGATCTTCTGCTGTGCCGATTACAGTAAACATTGATGTTGATGCATTGTTCGAGCCTATCTCTAGAGTTACAACTGACTGTCCATCTTTATTTGAACCGTCATTATTATTACAATTGTACGCAGTTTTGTTTTGTGCTGATACTGCAATTGCTGCATCTGCTTTACAGATATACTCTTGATGAGGATCTGTATTTACAAAAGCAAAACCATTTGTGCTACCCGTGTTTGGGTTAGTTCCAAATGCTTGCGACGCTGCTACATTATTTGCGAAAGTTGGTTTCTTAGTCGTGCTATCTATGTAGAAAAACCCGTTAAGAACTCCAACTAATTTAGCGTGACCTGAAGAATCGTAAGCGACTCCACCTGTTCCGCCATCATCAGTAGTAGCAAAAGACGCATCCTGAATGAAACCTGTATTACCAGCATCTTGAATAGATGCAGGGTCATTTTTCATTAGGGCAACACCTGGAGCTGTTTGAAGTTGGTATTTAGTTTGACCTTGAATAGATGGAGTTCCTCCTAATCTATTCGCAGCTCTAAAACCAAATCCAGTAGTTGACTGATTTGCCATAGTTGTTTCTCCTTATGTACCTGCCCCGAAGGGCCTCCAGTACGGTTTATTAAAATTCAGTGATATTTAAAATTACTTTTTCGTACCACCGAAGGTTACACGAGATTGCCTGTCAACGTTGATAGGCATTCTACTATCCTGCTCCCTTAGAAGATCGTTTGCTACTGCATCACTTCGATCTTTATGACGATCTGCCATATAGTCTTGTCTTTGCTTCGCGATTTCTTCAGGTACCTTCGCAAGTAGAAGGCCACCGACCCCAATCACTCCCTTGTATTTTCCGTCCTCAAGGACTGGATAATCTGATGCATTTTCGACTTCTTCAGCACGAACTAATTCATAACCTTCTCTTAATCGTCCAGTTATATTTTTCGTATCTACGAAGCCAACTACTTCAGCTCTTATCCATCTATACCTGAATCCATCAGGTGCAGGGGGTGCATCTAGAGAAGATGGTGGAACCCACACTTTAGGTCTTTCAGACTTTGACCGTGTTTGGTTCGCACGAGAAGTTTTGTTTTCTTTTTCCATGTTACGCTCCTTCCGTGTTTTTTAATTGTTTTGCGTATTCTTCGAGTGGCACACCTAATTTTTTCGCTATTGCGACTTGAGACGATGTGAGTCTCACTTGTTTGCGACCAGGCTTTACGCTTCTATTAGCTGAAGCCACCGTCTGAACGGGGGCGGTCGGTTGCTTTTGTTCAGTATTACCAAATTTATGCGGAAAGTCAATTCTTATTCTTTTATCAACCTCTGCATAATACTCATCAGAATTTGGATCATATCCTTCTTTTTCCGTTAAATCCTTGTGTATCTCAAAAGCCGTATATGTCATCGGCTTATCAGTACCAAACCATGTGTTCTTTGCAGCCCACGCTTCAGCTCTAGGATCTGGATTAATAGGATCGTCCATAGCGGGTTGTTGTACATTACCGCCTTGGTTTAAATTTACAGGTTTATCGGCCTGTGTTTCTTCTCGACCTTGTTTAGCTTGATCAAGTTTTGCATTCTCAAATGCGAGTGTTGCAATTCTTTTATTAGCTTCTACTTGAGCCTGTGCATCACCAGATTCAATTGCTGCAGCTAATTCTTTTTGTGCAGCTTCTAAACCTGTTTGAATACTAGTCTCAAATTTTTTAACATAGTCAGCATCAGTTTTTTCAAATCTTTTTTCTAATGCTTGTCTTTTTTGCTCTACAGCTTGTGCATAATCAATAGCAGCTTGTTCTCTTCTTTCTGCTTCTCTCATCTTACGGGTTAATTTCGCAATACGAGCTTGCACACCTTTACTGTAGTCCTCTAAATTTTCATCTTTCTTTTCTTCTGTTTCTTGTTTTACTGATTCTTGTGTTTGCGTTTCTTGTTCTGGCGCTCCGGTTTCTACAACCGATTCGTCTTTTGTTTCTTCAATATCGATTGTGGCATCAGGACCTGATGTATCAATGTCAACTGTTTTCTTTTCTTCGTCTGGCATAGTTTACTCCTTCCTATGATTAAAACTCATGCAATATGTCTTCTGGACTGTCTATTGTTGCTAACACTTCGTCGTCGTTTAGTTGTTTCCTTCATTTTAAAAGGTAAAACTAAAAGTCTCCAGCCTGTTGGCTTTGGTAATTTTGGTTCTTCTTCTGTAGGTTTTACACCAACTAATTTATTGTTTGGTGTTAATATTGATGACTGTTCCTTTTTCATTTTGCTCCTTATCTTCTAGCAGGTTAGAGATTTCCTGTAGTGTTGCCTCGTAGGCGTTTATCTGTCCTATTATATACTTATAATTTTCCATATTGTCAACACCACCGGACGTTACTGACATTGACAAAGAGTCTATTCTAACTCTTAAAAATTTAAGCAGTCGATTTAT